TCAACAACCTCTTTGGTATGAACGTCAATCTTGTCAACTTTGGATTCGACAGCCACTAGGCGGTCATATATCTGTTTGTGGCTGACTTCTTCCATGATGCACCTACTGAGTTATGTTAATAAATATATTTTAGCCATGTTTCATACCGATGACCATGATTCTTCAGGCTTTGCAGGGAATACTGCTGGCTCAGATGGTGGGTTGACGGCAATCGAACGCAAAGCAGACCGATACGCCAGAAACTCGTTGACGTTTACTAAGTGTGGCGTGTTGGCAGGGTTAGACACTGATGGCAACTCAACCCAATCAGACGATTGTAATAGTTGCTCAGCTTTTGCTTTATTTTGCTGAGCGTAGTCTGTGGGCAGTGGCGGTAAAAATTCACCATCAATATATCTCCAGCCGATAGCTACGCCATCTGGCATTAGCACATATCCGTTTTGCTCAGCAAAATCGGCATCAGCAATGATCGCATTAACCACAACTTCATTTTCAATTTTTGCGTAGTTTTCCATTATCCGAACCTCACATAAACAATGCCAGCTGCACCGGCAGCACCGAGTGTTCCAGCTGAGTTACTTATTAATGACGAACCACCACCGCCGCCACCACCATAAACAGAACCTGCTGTGCCTGTTGCACCAGAAGATTGTGAACCTTTACCACCAGCACCGCCATAAGGAGATCCACCCGCACCGCCAAGCGAACCAGCATATCCTGTTGTGCCATCATGATAATAACCTGCACCGCCACCACCGCCAGAATAAGCTGAGCCAGCACCGCCGTTTGATTTGCCAGAATAGCCGTCAACACCACCGACACCACCTGTGTAGTTTGTGTCGCCGCCTGAGCCTGCACCGGCTGTTGCTGGTGTACCGTGGTTGTTAGTCTGACCGGCTTGACCACCCGCTCCACCTGTTGCAGATACAACAAGTGAACCTAAAGTAAATGATGATGAACCACCATTCCCACCTGGTTGTGCTAAAAGACCTGATGCCGTTCCTCCTGCCCCAACAACAATAGTTGCAGTACCTGCAGATGGAGCATAAAAAGTTTTTACTGCGCCGCCGCCACCGCCGCCACCTTGTCCACCCATTGCACGAGTTGATGAACTTGTGTTGTTGCCACTACCGCCGCCACCGCCACCGGAAACTAGTTTAACTTCAACAAAATTCAATCCAAATGGAATTGCAAGACTTTGGCTAGAAGTTAAAGTAAAAGTCGCTGTGCTTGTGTGTTTTATTGTGATGAATGACGTTTCATCACACAAAAACCATATAAAATCACCTGGATATAAAATTGTTGTTGATTGACCGTCAAATAATTCAGTCGCATTTGGATCAAGAATAATATTTCCTGCTGAATTATTTTTAATTGCAAATTGAGATCCAGCTCCAATTGATGCAGCAGCCCCAAGCGCAACAGTAAAACCGCCAGATGTATAGGTCAAAAGTTTTCCGATGTCAGCGGATGTTATGGACGCATTTGTTGTTCTTGTTTCTGAAGTGAAACCCTTTTGAACCCATGATAAGCTCGTGCCATTTGTGCCAAGAACTTTTCCACCATTGCTAGTTTGGTCTGGAATCGAAAGATTCAACCATGCTTGTGGAGATGCCGATACACCTGGCTCAACAGATGCAACATTTGCCAAATTGTAAAGTAGCATCCAAACTGCGCCATTATGTGAAACTGATGCAGGAATATTCAATGCACCAGTCAGACTAGACCATGCTCCTTTGAAATTTGCCGCCGCAATAGCCGCATCTGCCGCATCGGCAGCACTAGCCGCCGTTGCCGCATCAGCATCAACTTGAGTTGCTACAGCATTTGTCTCCGTCACAAATGTGGACAGCGAACCAACAAACGCATTCGCCTTCGTATTAAAGGTTGCTGGATCGTCTGTGATCTGCGGTGCTGGTGGTAAAGGTGTAATAGCCATTATGCAAGCCCCTCGATTTCTAAATCGCAATCTGCGTGTTCGGGATAGTTAATCAGTATGTCAAAATTCTTATAAAAGCCAAATACTGTGGTGCTTTCATATTCATTGCTCAAAACCCATAAGCAAGGTGTTGCCCTAATTCGTGATAGCTCATTCTGTAATGGGTCTACTTCGGATTTATCTAAGAATAAAGACACATTCGCACGTTTGGCAAATGCACGTTTAATAAGCACAGTTTCACCAAAATCGTTGGTTTCTTTGCGTGAATAATCCTGTATTCCTATCCTTGCCCCATATTTTATCCCAAGCCCGAATAATTGTTGCTGTCCGAGCAAAATAACGCCGACAGACAAATCAGAGCCGCCTGTGATTTCAATGGTGAACACACCATCAGAATACGGTGGGATATCGTCAAAAATAGCTTGGGTGGCTTGTAGCCTAGTTCCAAAGAACCACGACCACCAGCCTGATGTTAATGGTGCGCTACTGAGCGAGATGGTTTTGCTATACACCTCTGATGGGCTTTCTGTCGGGCGGTTAACTGTGACCGTCACATCGCCGCCATTGGCAATATTAAGCACCGCCAACATATTTATTGCTGAATTAGGCTGTAAGGTATAAGTAATATTATTGGCTTGCCTAACCGATGTGCTAACCGATGTGTCAAACGGCGCCCATCTGTTAGTGGGGCCAACCTCAATCCAGTAAGCAGGGCTAGACAGCAAAGTCGGATCATTGCCTGTGTTTGAACCTAGCAACGACTCGTATATACGATGTGTAGACGTAAGGATAACCCTGTCACCCTCGACGTAGGTTGTGCCTACGTTCCATGCAGGATAGTCATTCTCAGGGACGTTAGTCTCAGGCGGTGAGCCGCTATCAATCAAGATTGAATCTGTGATTGTGATAGGCTCTGTGATCTTAATGGCGTTTATATCGCTCATGCTGTTGCCACCCCATGATTTTCGTGAAATCCGTGGATTGCCTCAAATGTCTTTCTAGCCATAACAGCATCCTCAAGGCTGGCAAAGTACCCAAGATGAAACTGCTTGTTATTATCCCATGCCTTGACTCTAAACTTACCACTTTTTACTGTAGTAATTCCATGAAAACCAGTCTTGTTTGTAGAAAGCAATCGTTTGTTTTTGTGATTTTCACCCTGCTTTGTATCTCTTAAATTACAAAGCCTGTTGTCATGCCTAACGCCGTTAATGTGGTCAATTTGATTTTCTGGCATAACCCCATACACATACAACCACGCAAGACGATGCGCTCTAAAAAATTTTTTATTTATCGAAATAATCAAATAGCCGCTATCATTTTTTAGCGTGCCAGCAGGTTTTTCGGCGTATCGCTTATTCCATACAGCAAAAGCATTTTTTGATTTAAACATTAATTCTGGACGCGGTTTCCAGACAAAGATTCCTGTAGCTTTGTCATATTCCAAAATTGACTTCAGGTAATCTTGGGTAATCATGCCGTTTCACCTTCATATCGTTCAGTGGGTAACCCGTCCCCATTCCATTGCTCTAATATCCGTGTCATTCTAGCCTGCAACGATACCAAAGCCCTAGATTGCGCCCTATTTTCTTCCCTAAGTGCCTTGAGTTCAGATGCCGTATCGCCACCACTCATCGCATTGCGTAATTGGTCATTATTGTAGACCATGCCTGGGCGGTCAAAGTTGATAAGCTCAGGACCACGCTCGCCAACCAATGTCATGCCAGATGGTGTAAAGCCGCCGTTTGCTCTGGTGCGAATCAAACCGCCAGCACCCTGAACCAAACCATAGGTTTGCGCCAAAGTTGCCGCACCATTAGCGCCAGAAACTGTATGAGTGCCGCCGCCGGGGAAGTAAAGCGTATTGCCAACCAGACGATAACCAGACTGATTGGTTACCATACCACCGCCGCCGCCACTAGCCGCCGCCGATCTTGCCGCCGCTTCTGCCGCCGCCTGTGCTTGCATTGCCGCCGCCAAGCTACCAATCGCTGTCTCTACATTTTTAACCGCATCAGCAACCGACAAAACGCTTTTATCTACGCCATTCAATGCGTCTAATTGAGCTTGTGCATCCTCGATGATTTTGTCGTAGTAGGTGTTGGTGCGCTCGACTTCAGCCTCATATTGAGCCTGAGTCGCTTCCATTTGCAGATCAAGACGCTCGATCAATTGCTCTGATGTGGCAAGTTGCTTTTCTGCCGTTGTTAATTGTTCGCCTACAAACTCGCCCAATACACCAAGTTGTGCCGCAACCTTCATATTGGCTAGGCGCATCTCAAAGGATGTGGCGAAATTCTCAGCGCCTAGACCAGAACGAGCCGATGTAATAGCAGAGGCTAGTTCGTCTTGGCTTGGCAGATAGCCCGTGCGCTGTGCAGTGACAACGGCTTGGCTAATGAACTGCATACCCATTGCGGCAGTGCGAGATGCGTCTACGTCATTATTAATCTGCTCGATCTGCGAACCGATGTAATCAAACAACGATTGCAAACTTGATGCTGATTCACGTGCTAAGTTAGAAGCAATCCGTGCCGCTTCTTGTTGTCCCGTAAGCGACTGCATAAGAGTATTTTGCTCATCCGCAAGTCGTGCTAATGCGGCTGAACGTTCTGCGTCAACAGATCGTTGCAATGATTCCATTGCGATAGCCGCAGAATTTTGAGCCTCTGATACTGCGTTTCTAGCGTCCTTGATGGCGTACAGCGATTGCATCAAACCACGATTACTCGCATCAATCGAATCTAGTTCACGTTGGCGCAATCCAGCTGTATCGCCAAGTGCGCTCATAATTTTTTCTTCGATTGAAATGCGCTCTTGTGCAATACGCTCAAGGTCTTTGGCAGTTTGTTCTGCTGATTCGCCTAAGTCTTCCATCGCCACTTGCAGGCTATTAAACGCTGGCGCAAGCTGAATCAAACTAGCGAACAACGCATCGTCACCAGCGGCTTTAGCAGACTCAACTAGCGCACGGAACTGTTCGTGTGTCGCCGGAAGCTCAAGATTCATTGCACCAAATATCTTGGTCAATTGCTCGGTCTGGTAATTAACC